CACCATTAATTGCGGTTCTTGCAATCTTCGCCATTGGTTTTCTTGCATCAAGAGCATATAAAAGACTAATGGAATCAAAATGGTTAGGAAAATTCAGCTCATCAGGTAAAACTGCTTGGATCCATAATCTATTATATACTATATCATCAAAGTTTATATCTCCTTCTCGAGTAAGACTTATCTGGTTTGGAAGAATTGCCTGGATTCTAAAGTCATCTGTATATTTTGAAAGTTTATTTAAGAAAGGAGTTACGTATTGCTCTGCACTGTAATACTCCTTACCTTTTATTTTAGTTGGCTTACCCTTTAATAATTCATTAATAGTGATTTCCATTCCTCTACACTTTTTTGAGTATCGTAAAACTCTATCTCCTTTACCCTAACACCGAACCAGTCATTCCAATCATAATATTGTGTATAAGCACTCTTCCATTCATTAGCAGTGTGTTCTGGAGCCATTTTTTGGAGTTTATCCCAGTCTATATCCAAGTCATCTGGATAGGTATCATCATAATTCTCAATAACCTGGTCAATCTCATCAATAGATATTCCTGCATCTTCTTTTTCGTGTTTAGCTTCAATAGCTGCTTTTAAAGTGTCTGCAATTTCTAAGGTTGAACATACTCCAATAATATGTTCCCACTTATCTTCGTACTCTCCTCCATATTCAATTACTGCATATACTTTATTCATCAATTGTTCCAAATTTACATTTTCCATTTTGATATTCAATATAACCAACTCCCCAATTCGTTTTTCCAAAATTAGCAACTATATATTGACTACTACCATATAAAGATGGCATAGACACGTATTTAAAGGTCTTACAGCAACTAACTGCAAATTGATGTAGATCACCTTTAACCACAATTTTATTTTGCTTCAAAGGTATATTAGTAGTTAAAAACCAATCATTAAACCAAGTAATTGTTTTATCGTTTAAAATAAGAGGAAACGGTCTGGATTGAGTATAATTATTCTTTCCGTGTGTCATAATAATAGAAGTATCTTCTATGTTTACAACATCTATAGGATAATCACTTATTTTACACTCAATATTTAATGTAGATTCTAATATCTTAGATAAAGCAATATTATTTAACCATCCCCAATCCCCACAATGATTTGCTTCTCCTATACATACATAACTTATATCTGAAGTTTCTCGCTTGAGAGAATTAAAGAACCAAGTCATAATAGATATATACATTTTAGACATATCTTTATCACTAATGCTTCCAGGTAATAAATGACCTCCTCTAGTGGTCTCTTTCTTATAAGAATCTACAGAATCTCCTAAATTTAAAACTATAATTCTAGTATATTCATTATAGTGAACGAAATCTAATACTTTCTTAAGTCTATTTTTAATTTCTTCCTCATTATATTCAGCTAAGTCAACAAAGCCATAAGGAGTATTATATGCTCCAATATGTAAATCAGATAAAGCCAATATTAAAACTCTATCATCATGTAATTCTTGTCTAGATACATAATACTCTTGACTCGGAGTAGCTTCTTGAATAAATAGTTGTTTATCACTTATAGACCTTTTAAGATTAAGATTTTCTTTAGCTAATTTCTTTATTAGATTAGTATAATCTTTTTCAGATTGAGAATCAGCATATTTAAAAGCAGCTCTTTCTTTTAAATTTATTCTATACTGATTTAGTTCTTCAATAGATAACTCTTCTAATAAGTGTTGTGGGGTCCAAAAACTATCTTTTGTAATACCAAATGCTTGTAATATTCTCTTAATTTCTGCAAGAGTATATTTTGGAAATTCATTTGCAACTAATCTTGCTGTTACATTTCCTCCATAATAAGTATAAAGTCCACAAATAGATTCCATGTCGGACCTTTCAAGAGTCGCTTCAAATGGAACTTTATTTTTTCTATAAGAAATTAATTGATATTTTACAATCTTATTATTTTCATCTCGAATTATGTTAGTTTCAACTCGATCTTCAATATTTTTTTCAATAACTGTATTATATAAAGATAGTAATTCTTGATGTTCTCCTTTCTTTTTTAAGTTACGAATAGTAGATTTTAAACTATTATAATTTAAACCACTTTCTGAACAAAACTTTAAAAGATTTTTACCACTTTTCTTAGCTGCCAATAATATATCAGTATATTTTTTAACAGTAGATTCTTTCATTTATTTTTAATTGATTTATTCAATGTTAAGTAAGCTGTTACACTTTTATAAATAAAAAGAGGTGACTAAATTAATAGCCACCTCTTATAAGTCTTTATTATGCTCTTTCTACTCCAAATACCTCATATACACCTACTTTAGAGGACTTGGAAGGAGTGTAAGTTACTGTAAATGCTACAGGCTCACCCTCAACTACTTGCTTTGTGTATGTGCAAATAATATTTCCTCTATAACCCTTATCAGTATAAAGTTTCTTTGTAAGTTCCTTAGCCTTAGCCTTGGTTTCATCAGTATGAGCAATTTCTACACCTGTTTCCTTATCAGTTATACTATAAACAGTCTTGTACTTACGCGCACCTTTTTCATTCTTTACATCCTCAATTTTATATGGACGCTCACGAGTATCTGCAATAGCAGATTCAACTGTAATAGAGAAACCTACACCAGCAACATTCTTAGACTTCTTAGCAAGATAGTCAAGCATAAATTGCTTCTTATCAGCGTCAGTAACGCCGTTTACTTGTTTCTTTTTCCAAATCTTATATGCCTGTGTTGCATCGCCCATAATATCAAATGGTGCCTTTGCAAGTGCTTCTTCTTTAGTTGCTCCAGTTACTTCAAGTCTCTTGAAATTCATAATTTGTGTACTCATAATTCAATAAAAAATTTAAAACATTAATTCGTATTAACATACAAAATTACTATATCTTATTAAATTCTCAAAATAATAATCTATAAAATTATCTTAAACTTTTATCTATACCTTTGTTTCTTAAAGAGAGTACTGCAAATATAGTATATTCACTACGCTCTTCAAAATAAAACAAAGATTTTTTATCTGTTAAACAGTGTTAATTATACAAATTTCTGATCAGAACGGGAGACCATTTAATAATATCTCGCGCACTTTTTTAGGAATATCTTTATTATTCAGACCAAAAGTTGGAAATTGCTCACATCCATAAGCAAAATCTGAACATACTATAGATAATCCTCTTATTATTTCCTCTGGCAAATCATTCCCAACTATCTTTTTTATTACTTGATAGTAGGTTACATTAGGATTTTTCTTTCTAAGGTTGAAAGTTAAATAACCTATTAGAGAAATTACAGCAAATTTAGAGTTAATATCAGTCCCCATATATCCAAGGGAATATGGAATATAACCCCTTTCTAACTCATCCAAATCTATACCCTTTAGAATAATAGTATGCTACTAATCTTAGTAAGTATTTGAACTCATTAAACCCTTCCATAAAATCCTTTTTGCTCATAGGAACTACCTTTGTATAGTATTGTGGTATTGTTGATACTACTAAGAAATTTCCTTTACAAGTAGGATTCTCTATATCATAGTACTTCTTAGCACAAAGCTGTAATAAGAACATATACATGCCCAATTCGCGCCTATAGCAGTACCTGTCTATGCTTCCACCCTTACAATTGAACTCAGATAGTATTTTACCTATAGTTTTAATGTCATTTACAACTATAGTACTAGTTTCTTTATCAATCGTATAGTTATCCAGCTTTGATTTTAACCTTAGAACAAATGAGTCTACATCAGGCACTTCAACTAATACGTCAAGGAGTATTGCTTGTTCATTTTCTGATATAGGATCTTCAAGCAATCCTTTTGGATGTAATAGACTTTGGATTGCTTTATTTTTATTTATTGCACTTACACACTGTCGTACTTTATCTCTTCCTCTCGGATCAAGGTAAATAGGAGTACTTGTTAGCGTAGAATTTTCTTCATATTGCTTTCTGTTCCTCCAATAAGCTCCACATTTTGCAAGGAGTACATCAATTCTATCCTGATTCATCTTTCCTTTATAATAATCTATCTTATTAGAAGCATTTACAATTACTTTTGTGATTAGATTATCATTCAAAAAGTCTTTATACAACTCATCAGCCATATATCCAGCTTTAGACGTAGGTCTGTCAGCACTAGAACACATGTGAAACAACTCTGGCTGCAATATGAGTTCATGGACTGCACTCCCTACAAGTAAGCTATCAGAATAGATGTTATGTTTACCTAATCCTTCAAAGAAGATTTCAGGGCTTCCTTCTTGTTCTGGGTTAATTAAAGATAGACGAGAATTGCTGATATATCCTCCATATTTTTCAGAGAAATACTCAGAATCATCTATCTTCTCTAATCTCAAACTATCAAGAATAGGAGTTATTTTAATTTCTTTTAGAGATTCCTTGCTTATAGTCATTAACTAGTCCGTCAAATTCAGCAATCATTTCTCGCCATATATCAAAAGCCTGTTCAATTTCTTGGAATTTTAGAGTATATATACGACCTACTGGACCCCAATCTTGATTATTTGAAGAGTCCATTAAAAGACAAGGAATACCTTTACTATTTAAGTCAATAAAATTCTTGATTGAATCATCTATAAAAACATCAACTCTATGTTTGAGTACATCTGCTTTACTTAGATGATAGCCAGGAATTTGATACAATGGACTGTTTAATCCATGCTGTTTTAAGTACTTTTTTGTCCACCTTTTATTATTAACTCTGGCACTACAAAATAACCTAGGCTCAAAATCTGGTAGCCTTATTATAGGTAAATTGAGCCAGAAATCACGTTCTTTAATCAAGATGTGATTTACATTGCGACTAATAGCCCAGTCACACTTTGGAAAATGTCCAAATCTTTCTAGATAGCTATTATCCCAATCTGCTATGACTCCATCTATATCAAGTCCTATTCTTAATCTCATAATTCTTCAATATCTGTTATTCTACCAATTAAAATATCCTGTTGGTCAAGGTCAGAAATAAATTCTGAATACTCTAAGCTATCTGAATAGTCAGAAAACTTATCCATTATTCTATCTTGACAATCCGAATGTGAAGTAGCGTTAATAACTAAGTTATACACTTTAGATTCGTTAATATTACAAACAGGAATAATATACTTATTCATTACTTAAATGGTTTTCGTGATAGCATTTTAAAAGTTTATAAAAGAAATCCACATCCATAATGGCTACAGTTCCACGGCTGATGCTGCCAGCTTCTACAGATTTTTTCCAAATCATAACAAAATCTCTTGGATCAGAACACTCATCCTTAATATTGAAGTAATTAGGAAAGTTTTGATAGCTTTTACATTGTATAGCTACCTCTAACTCATGATTAGTATCTGCAATATCTACTTTAGCATTGTCGAGTGCACGGCTTTCTCCAGCAGACCTACAAACACCATCATATCCTATTTCTTTTAATCGTTCAACTACGTCATACTCCAGATCTTTACCACGATTTTTACTTTTTTTGGCTCTATAGTGCCTAGCAGTATGATCATCTAACCATTCAAACAAGGTTCCATCTTTTCCACCAGTTCCAGGCTTATTAGCTCTAATCTTAATAGCAGCTATAGAAACTCCTGTTCCTAATGAAGCTTCTTCTATAGAAGTAAATTCTTTCTTTTCTCCGTTCTTAAATGTAGCTCTTACCGCTGTATTTAAGTCCTACTTCTTAACCATAAAATGAATTGTTTAATAAAATTTAACGTTTCTTTCCTACCAAATTTCTTATAAAAATCAGAAATATCCTTTGCTCCATACTTTTTTGGAATATAAGTATAAGTTAATTCAGGATGTTCATGTCGTATCTTAGCCATGTTATATAATCCAGGTCGATCATTATCATAGAATACTACTACTCTTTTAAATCTTTTCTTCAATTCTTCCAGCATAATGTCAGGAATAAATAAATTTTCAGAATTAGGAGCAATAGCACTAATACCACAAGAATATAAGCACATTACATCTTTCATAGACTTTGTAATTATGAGTAGTTTTCCTTGTTTAGGAAGCTGATCATAACCTTGAATTTTCTTAGCTGGCCAATTAGTTAAGAATCGGTATTCCTTTCTCTTAGGAAAATAACATCTCCATAACTCATTACCTTGATACTTTTTACCATAATATCCAAAAATTGGACACTGTTGTTGCGATTTGGCACATAAATTTCCATTTAAGAAAACGTGCTTACAAGAATACACATTAAATTTCTTCAATATATCTTCTGTAATTCCATACTTAATCCACCACTTCAATTCCAATTCTGAAAATGGTTGTATTTCAACTTGGATTTTTGCTGATTCTTTTTCTTCAATTTTAATAGGATTTAAATTAATCTTTCCAGAATTTCTTCGGAGGTCATTACTTTTTACTACCCCAAAATCATTAGCAATAATGCGAAGGGATTCCCAATAATCGCAGTGATACAATGTTTGTACAACTCCAAATATATTTAGATATTGCCCAGTAGCAAAATCTTTAAAGATTAATTCACCTTTTCTATTCCTGTATAAGCTACAAGTTGGTAGATGATCTTGTCTTAATGGACTTCTAAACAATTTTTTAGAAATTGGAACTTTAAGATAATATTCCATAATTTGCTCCTCAGAAAATTTGGAAAGAATTAATTCCTTTGTAATTTTAACTGGGAATGTAAAGTTCATAACTGTAATTTTTAACTAACAAAGTTAGTAAATTCCAGTTAAAATTCAAAAAGTAACTAGATTACTTTTTATATATTAAAGCAGGCTCTCAAAATCTATATCTTCAGAGCCTGCTGAAACAGTGTCTATACCATTGGCAGCTTCACTTCCCATAGGTGTTGGTTTAGCGGAAGCATATTCTGCTTTTCTTGTTTCTTCATAAGCAGAGAAGAATAACTTATCTCCAATGAAGTTATCACAAGTAAATTTCTCACCTTGTTTATTGATAGCAACGAATTTAGGAAGAGCTGCTTCTACTGTTCCGTTGTGAGTTTTACCAACCAACTTCAGATGAGTTTCCTTACCCTTAGCTGCATCAGTAACTTTGATGAAAGTTTTTACAACATCATCAAAAGACCTAAACTTTGAGCTAAGTTCCTGCATCTTCTTAAAACCTTCCGGATTCAATACCTCTGCTACTTGAGCAATAAAGGTCATAGTTCTGTCAAAAGAAGATGCTCCTTGATATTCATGACCATCCTTACTAGTATAAGTTGGACGCTTATCATCGCCATCCTTAGGATAGAATATAGATTCTTCATAATATCCATCCTCTCCCTCAAAGCGAACCCTAAGAATGTCATATACAGCATTAGGATCTTTCTTTCCTTGTATAGTTTCCTTTCTAGCACCTGCAAACTTTACAGAATAAATGCCCCATGGTTTCAGTCTTGGTTGCGTGTTAGAAGTTGCTTGTGTTGTTGCTAATGATCCAAAATTAAATTCTGACATAAATCATTATAAATTAAAGTTGAAAAAGTTTGAGTCTATCTCATTTATCTGTGTATCATCTATTAATCCCTCTAAGTTTAAATCTACGTCTTCTTCATTAAGTTGGATATTTTCATCGCCTTTCTTTTCAATTACTGCTATATTATCAGAAGTAAGCATAAATAATCCTTCTTTATTCGGATGAGCTACTACCCCAAACTTGTCTCCAAATTTAGATAGCTCTTCCATTTTCTTTCCTCTATAGATAACAGTATTATTAGCGGATATTTTATTACCTCCACGAGTTCCGAAAGATTCATCCAACCCAATTATTGGTGTTACACCATTTTTAGACTCTTCATACTTAATGTCAAGTTTATCTCCAACTTCTATTCCCATTAATTGAATAGCTGCTGAATTGAGTCTATATTTATTCTCTTCAAGGTATAGAGTAGGCTCATTGCTGTCATCTTCTACCTTTTTGGTTTTCTTCTCTTTCATAGGAGATTTGGAAACAATTTTAGTTTCTAATATCTCCCCTGTATCAGTCTCTACTGAAGACTCGTAGGTAATAGTAAATTGGTATTTTACAACATTACTCATTAATCTTCCTCATTATACTCCTTAATGCGGTTGATAACCATATTTAAGTCATTATCGACATAAATATCATTAAATAGCCCCATTGGAGTTTTAGCTGTACAAGTTCCATCTGAATTAGTTATAAACTTATATGTTGCATTACCATCATCATCTCTCTGAATAACGGTAAAGAAAACATAAGTAAATAGACCTTCTAGTGTAATTACAGAATTAAGCATCTTGCCTAGAGTCTTCATTTTGTACATTGGAGATACGTTATCTCCAATATTTTCGCTGTGAGTTAGGATAACGACATTTAAATCATCACGCATATTCATCGCTGATTTCAAAACCTGATATGCGTGTTGAGCGATGTCCGTAAATTTATCATAGGACTTTTCTTTAGCTCGATCCATAGCCTCGAAGCCCATTACATATTGATAATCGTCAATGATAACAGTAGTTATATCAGGCATTTTCTTGTCCACAATTTGAAGGATCTTACCAATTTGTTCTACGTTGGCAGAGGAAAAGAAGTTTCCTTCAAGATGTCCTTCCTTTATACAAAAGTTGGGGTATTTTCTATTAGCACCCTTAATTCCTGGGCGTTTACCTGTTGTGGATATGATAAAAGTCTTCTTTGGATCAAGGTTGCGTATACTAGTAGTCTTTCCGCTACCGCTTTCGCCAACAACAGCAATTAGTTCAGCCATTATAATATAAATTTAGGTGTTTGATTGACTTGAATCTCTTCTTCTAATTTTACATTATCTTCAGACTCCTTCTCTAATAAATAGTAAGGACTCTTATATTTTTCATAATCATATATTTCATCTGGCTTAGGTAGTTCTGCATAATGAGAGCAATCACCATAAAAACCGAAAGGAATCCATATATCGGAAGTACCAAACCTACTCTTTAATAAAAATATTGCAATAAAGTTCTGTTCTAATACTTTAATATTATATTTTTTATAAGTAGAAAGTT